AGAGATGCGACTGTCGCGGGTGTCCTTACTGTTGACTCGTGGAACAACATCCACAAGTACACCGACGTAGAGGGCTGCACGTTCATATTTGACGAACAGAGGTTAGTGGGTAGCGGCGCATGGGTTAAGAGCTTTCAGAAGATCGCTAAGAACAACTCATGGCTGCTACTCACTGCCACCCCTGGCGATACTTGGTTGGATTACGCGCCAGTGTTTATTGCTAATGGGTTCTACAAGAACATCACCGAATTCAAGCGTGAGCACGTTGTGTATGAGGCTTTCTCGCGTTACCCAAAGATACGCCACTTCCTTGGGGAAAAGAAATTAGAGCGTTTAAAACAAGAGTTATTGGTTGAAATGCCGTTCCAAAAGCATACTACCAGGGTTATCAAGTATGTGGATGTGCCGTACGATGAGCTGCAGTTTAAAGATGTAGCCAAACGTCGGTGGAACATTTACGAAGATAAGCCATGTAAGAACTTTGTGGAACTATTTAGAGTGCTCAAACGTCTCACTACGACGCACCCGGGGCGCTTAGAGGCCCTCAGAGAGCTTCTAAGCGTACATGACCGTATAGTGGTGTTCTACCTGCACAACTACGAGTTGGACATGCTACGTACCTTAGCGGACGAGATTCCTGTTGCGGAGTGGAATGGACACAAAAAAGAGGAAATTCCAGATACTGAACGTTGGATTTACCTCGTTCAGTACGCGGCTGGGGCTGAAGCATGGAATTGTACGTCCACAGATGCGATGGTTTTCTACTCTTTGACCTACTCATATAAGGTTTTTGAGCAGGCACAGGGTCGAATTGACCGTTTGAACACACCTTATTCTTTACTTTTTTACTATGTCTTTTCTGCCAAATCCTGGACAGATTTGGCAATTTTGAAAAGTTTGAGTAAAAAGAAGGACTTTAACGAGCGAAAATTCATAGAAGAAGGGAGCCACTTTTGAGAGGTGTTTTTACAACCTTTTTCAGATTTGGCAGATTTTTGGCAGAATAAGTACCATACTTGGCGGTGTCCATTAAAGCTCAAAACCCTTATAAAATGGGGGTTTCGGGTAATCGCCTTGGGGGGTAGCACGTGGTACCTATTCTGCCAAAACTGAGAGTAAAAACTTTCCCAGAATTTCTGATGTGGTACTTAGTGTATTATACAAGAAAAGGTACCACCTTGAGTTTTTTAGAAAAGTTTTAGCCAAAAACCTTGGCAAAAAAGTACCACTTACGAAAGATGTAGGAAATAACATGATATTACTCTATATGGTATTAGGTATTAAGTTAGTTGTGATATTGCATGTAATTGCATGTGAGTGTGTTATGCGTAAAATCGCAGACAAAAGAGAAGAAAAACAACTAACTACCATTGTTGAGTTTCTCAATGAGTTTGTTAAAGCGGAAAAGAAAGCAGCGAAATCTTTGTTGATGTTCGGACAAGTTATGGATGAGTTTAAAGTGACATTTAAAGTCGCCCTCCACAAAGCCAATGAGCATAATGACCGATCATGAACTGTGGGTACCTATACAGGAATTCCAAAACTATGAGATAAGCTCGTATGGTAGAATTAGGAATGCACACACAGGTAGACTCATTCAACCATCGCTATCGTCAAGAGAAGCTCATAAAATTGGTTTAGTAGTCGACGGTAGACAATACACTCGCTCGTTAAGGACATTAGTTGCCAACGCGTTCGTTCCAGGGTCGGACGAGATATTTGACACGGCAATTAATCTAGATGGCGACAAAACAAACAACGAAGCGAGCAACCTAGTATGGAGGCCAAGATGGTTCGCCCTTAAATACGCACGCCAGTTTAATGATGAGTACCTCAACACAAGACGCGGTCCGATTAATGATGTTGATGATGGTATTCTATACGACACCGTATACGATGCCAGCGTAGCAAATGGACTTTTGTTTAAAGACGTGTTCTCTAGTTGTCTAAATGCAACCGCAGTCTTTCCAACATGGCAAATATTTGAGTGGATTCACTAATAAGTACCATTTAGGTCGCAAAACATGGTATATAATGAGAGAGACACTCTACTTTGAGTCGTTTCATCTCATTTATTTTTTGGGAGGTTTTGTGAGAGAGAACCGGTATCAAGCAGATTTGATAAAGAAACTTAATGTTCGCTTTCCTGGATGTGTTGTGTTAAAAAACGACTCGTCCTACATACAAGGGATTCCTGATCTCTTAGTGTTGTTTAGGAACAAGTGGGCTATGCTTGAGGTTAAGGCATCACACAACTCTGCAGAAGAACCTAACCAAGACTACTACGTTGACTTACTCAACGAGATGTCTTTTGCGGCATTCATCTACCCAGAAAATGAAGAAGAGGTCTTACATGAACTTCAACTCGCGTTCCGCGTTAGCAGGGCAACACGCCTTCTTGAGCCCGAGTAACTATCATTGGATTAACTACGACGACCAAAAACTAGAGGCCCGTTACCACGCAGCTAGAGCAGCTAAGCGAGGAACAGACCTACATGACCTTGCGCATAAAGCTATCGAGCTTGGTGTACGGATGCCTCGCTCTAAGAAAACCATCAACTTGTATGTGAATGATGGTATTGGTTTTAGAATGTCTCCCGAACAACCTCTGTATTACTCAGATAATTGTTTTGGTACGGCAGATACTATTTCGTTTAGGAAACAAGTTTTACGAATTCATGATTTGAAGACAGGCATAACTGCTACATCACATCATCAGTTGGAAGTTTATGCGGCATTGTTTTGTCTTGAGTATGGTTTCTCCCCCTACGACATAGAGATGGATCTTCGCATTTACCAAAACGACGGTATTAGACAGTTCGAACCACACCCTGGCGTCATAGAAAGAATTATGGACACTATTGTTTTGTTTGATGCTCGTATCGAAGCGTTGAAAGGAGATGATTCCTAATGCATGTTAATGAAGACGATTACTTAGCACATTATGGTATCCTCCGCAAATCTGGTAGGTACCCATGGGGTTCGGGTGAAGAGGTATCGTTTAATAACAAATCTTTTAGTGATTATGTAAAAGACATGAAGCGCCAAGGCATATCTGATACAGAAATTGCTAAATGCGTTGGTATGAACACCACTGAGTTTCGTGCGATTAAATCGATTGTGGCTAATGAAGAAAAACAACTTAATTACGCTCGTGCTTCACAACTAAAGGCCAAAGGCATGTCAAATGCCGCAATTGGTGAAGCTTTAGGTGGTCGTAATGAATCTTATGTTCGGTCTTTATTAGCACCAGGCGTTAAAGAGAAAACCGACATTCTGCAAACAACCGCCGACATGCTTAAACAAGAAGTAGCAAAAAACAAGTATGTTGACGTTGGCTTGGGTGTTGAAGATTTGATTGGGGTTAGCACCAATACGTTAAGTACTTCGGTCGCTCTCTTGAAAGCAGAGGGGTATCAAGTACATCCCGTTAATGTGGATCAAGCCACGACCGGCCTTCCAACTAGATATAAAATTTTAGTGGCGCCGGGTGTAACGCAAAAAGAAGCGTTTATGAATCGGGACAAAATTTCAACTCCAGGCGTTGTGTCTACCGATCACGGAAGAAGTTATTTAGGTATTTACCCTCCGTTGAAGATCAGCCCAGATAGAGTGGGCGTCGTGTACAAAAAAGATGGTGGTGCCGACGCAGACGGCGTGACTTATGTACGCCCTGGTGTGCCCGATGTTTCTATGGGCAAATCGAGTTATGCACAAGTTAGAATCGCTGTGGGAGACACGCATTACATTAAAGGTATGGCTGTTTATAAAGACAACCTTCCTGACGGCATTGATCTTTTGTTCAACACAAACAAGGATAGTACCGGAAATAAATTAGATGCTTTGAAAACAGTAGAAGATGATCCGGCAAACCCATTTGGTGCACAACTTAAAGCTGGTGGGCAACTGGTTGAAAGAGGTAAGGACGGTAAAGTTCGCGTCCTTTCTGTAATGAACAAAATTAATGAAGAAGGTGATTGGAACAACTGGAGCGATAACCTTTCTTCACAGGTTTTATCTAAACAAAGTTCTAGTTTGGCCAAGGCGCAATTAGCTAAAGTGTACGATAAAAAGGCTAAAGAGTTTGACGAAGTAATGGCTCTTAATAATCCAATAGTTAAAAAGAAACTTTTGGAAGAGCTAGCTAACTCAGCAGACTCGTCAGCTAATCACCTTAAAGCAGCTGCATTAAAAGATCAAAAGACCCACATCATTCTTCCGGTCACCAGCATGCCTGAGAACCAAGTATACGCACCCAACTATACAAGTGGCGATAGAGTGGCGCTCCTTAGATTTCCTCATGCTGGACGTTTTGAAATACCGGAGCTCACAGTAAACAACAATCACCCTGAAGCTAAGCGAATGCTTAAGCAGGCTGTTGATGCTATTGGCATTCACCCTAAAGTAGCCGAAAGACTTTCCGGCGCAGACTTTGATGGCGACTTTGTTTTGGTCATACCTAACAATTCAGGTAAGATTAAAACGTCTCCTGCTTTGGCTGGTCTAAAAGACTTCGACCCTCGTGCCCAGTACAAGAAGTATGAGGGCATGCCAGTAATGACCGATAAACAAAAAGGTTTAGAGATGGGTAACATCTCTAACCTCATCACTGACATGACTATACATAAGGCCTCTCCAGATCAATTAGCTAGAGCGGTTAAGCATTCTATGGTAGTCATTGATGCTCAGAAGCATGAGCTAAACTACAAACAATCGGCCATTGACAACGGTATAAGCGCACTTAAGAAAGAATACCAAGGCAAAGCTACTAGTGGCGCGTCAACATTAATCTCTAGGGCGAGCTCAACCAAATGGGTTGATGATCGTAAAGCTAGGCCTGCTGCTAATGGTGGTCCGATAG